ACCTAAGCGTGCTCCGTTGGCATTGTATTTATCGTTATCGCGTTGGTACTTTCTGACAACTTCATTCTCTCGAATAACCATTTCATTCGTAGCGCCCTCGGCCATAAATTGCTGGACAATGTTAGCTACAGAATTGCCCCCTACATTCCCCACAGCTGCTTGGCTTTGGGTTGTGGAGGTACTCCTGGCAGATGCAATTGCAGCATCTTTATACTGACGAGCTGTTTGCCGTCTGTCTGTGTAAGCAGTTAAGCCTATGTCACGCATATCGCGTGAATAAGCTTTGTTGGCTTGTTTCTTATCTTCCTTGGCCTGTTTATCTTTTGCCTTCTCGCCTAAGATTGCACCAAGTCCTTTCAGTGCCATGCTGGCAATAAATAATGTTGTGAACACCGCCATTAGACTCGGTTTCCTCGTAAGTGTGTACGGAACCTAAACTCAGCAGCATGTATTTCAAATGGTGTATATTCATCTGATTCCACGCGAACCTTTACATTGCGAGCTTCAGATGCCAATGGAACAACAAATATTCCATCATTGAACTGAAGGGCTGATGACAGTGATGTCACGCCTACAATATTTCCAGTGAATTCGTAAGTGAAGCCACCACGTCCCGTCAGCTCTACAGTTACGTTAAAGCGGCCTGAATTAAGGTAGTGAAGTTTAAGTTGTTGTAGCATGACCCTGGAGCCAAGTGCTACGGTTTGTATTCCCCCTGAAGTCACAGGGACGGTCAGTTGCCCAAACTCATACAGTGAGTTATACCTAACCCCAGAATAGTAAATCGTAGAGGCATCACCATCGTCTATCGGAACCACATTAGTATTTTCGTTATAATTTGTATCAACGTAAAAGATATCAAGTGCATTACTAGTTGTGACCAGTGTAAATGGATGAGCTGTAGCTACTTGATTAATACGCATGTGGTCTAGTTTGACCCATGCATATCCATTAAGGCCTGAACCGGAATCATTATTGAAGTAGTCATTCACATAGGTTTCATTAGGGTTTTCCCGATACCGCTCCCCTGAAAGATCTATGACCTCAATGAAATACTTATCCCCATACTTAATGAATAGAAATATGTCAGTACCAATGGTCTCAATGTCTAATATAGACACACCCGCAAACAGCCACTTACCCCAGGCCGATTGAATCAAATTACCATCCCGTTCCTGGAATTTGTAAATGTACAATGTATCGGGTTGGCGAAGTGTCTGGACCGCCACGAGTTGAGCTGTGTCAATGACTGCGAGCTTGCGTAAGGGACTGTTGATATAGGTAGGGCATTGTTCTGTCACATCATCTGCTTTAGTGCCTTGTAAATCACCGCCTGATCTATAGCGGAGTAACCGTCCTGTGTTCTGGTTCTTACGGACAAAGTATACAAGGTCATTATAGATAACGGGCCTGATCCGACTATCCATTAGATGAGCCGTCATCTGTTCAAAGCTAACCGTGAGCGGTGTGAAAGCACCACCATGGTTAGACACCCACTGCCCGATATCCGTGAACAATACCAACTGGTTGTTAATAGTTTGTACGGCTTCAATGTTAACAGGTTGTCTTGCTTGAATAGTGACATCTACAGGATCGGTATCCAAAACGACGAGTGTGGTGTCCCGCCAGAAATCAGTGAAGATACCTACCTGGCTTGTGACTAATGACGTTCCAGCAGCCAGTCCTAGCCTGTTCTGATAGATGAACATATCGGTCAATTTCTTACCCACAAAGCTTGGGAGAGGAGAGCTATGTTTGTCGCCAACTTTCCGCTGTGCTGCCCATGTAGCAGCCTGAAACGAAAACTCATTGTTGTTATAGTCAATTATGGTAGGTAAGGTACTTACTTGTATGCCTTCATCTGTAAGGGAACCCTCATGAGTTTCAGTCCACTTGTCTTTACTTACACTATACTGAACATAGTAATCATCAATGTCTGTGCCTTGGTTACCATCGATCGTAATGTTAAAGCCGTTAAGGAAGTGTTGTGGTAAGTCTGCAATGCTTTGTGTGCGTTCTACACCAGCACGAATACCAGCACCACCCAGACCGTCTTTAGGCACCAATACCAGCTTAGCCGGGACACCTGCAACATCTTTTTCAAAGTAGATAGCAGATCCAAGAACATACGCTCGTAGTGACGTTGTACCCTTCACATACGTACCAGCAACGTCCCAACGACCACCTTTAACTCGAATGTCTGTCAGGTTGATTGCTGTATAGGTGTAGCCACCGCTTGTTGTCAGGTCAGACAAGAGGTCTGCTGCTATTTGGGTGGTAGCATTAAGCTTGGCATAATTCGCCGCATCTGCTTTGACTGTAGTGACTAAGCAATCGTGTCCGTTGACATCTAGCCTGTATTCAGTTTCTGGTGCAGAGTTTTGAACGAAGGCGAAGCCAAAGGTGCCTTTAGGACGGGACCATGATCTGTCTTGAGTTATTTGACCAATGACTTTGTTAGGGTTTGCAACAAACGTTGCATCACCAATCTGAAGACATTTCAGGTCTGACCCAGTCTCGAATCCCGTGGTATAGGTTAAGAAGCTAGTGTTATCCCCTGAGATAGATTTTACAGAACCATCATCTAAGCTATAAATTTTAACATCACTGACCGTGACCAACAGCATCCACTTCTTCTTATCACGGGTTGTGAATACGAAGGTGCTGATTTGCTTTGGATCTGTGATGCCTGTTACCTCTGACAACAACAAGGCCGGTGGACGCTTATGTACGCCTCGGACAAAGTCAGGGATGACATTGATTTGCTCGTTACTGGTAGACTTATCTCTGACTGTTATAGCCTGCTCAGAGACCCCGCCAATGAGTGACGGGAGTGATGTATTGAATAGCATTACAGCCTCCGGTTAGCCATCATTGAGAAGTGTTCATTATCGAATATGTTGTAGTCTGCTTCAGCAGCATCACTTTGTAGTAATTCTAACCATGCATCCTTTTCATCTTCTTTTTGATATTGGTGTAGAGCACCGTCACCAAGCCAACGGTCTTGAAAGACCCGTGTTGATCGGATCAGGAGATAAGACTTGGCAGGCTGAGGAAGATCAGCAAACTCAAGGAGCACTGTGATGTCCGACGCCAGGCCAGTAGAGATGATGAATGTTTGATTCTTTCGATCATAAACATAACCACCCCTTACTGTGTAATCTGCAAGGTTCGTTCTCTTCCAGTCAAAGGCGATCATGTTAGAAGGCACTGGGACTTTGCCCTCTACATCCGCAGGCAGTGCATACCCAAGCTCTGTGTTAAAGTGCCAGGGTTTCTGTTGCATTAGCCGAGACTGTTCAGCAAGAACGTTCCGGGCTACTACAGCTGAGGTTAACTCAGCATTGATATCGTTTATTGGATACTCACCAACGCCTGAAAGCATTGAGTTGATGGCATCCAGTTCCGTCGTGGGGGTTATTACTGACAAATTATTTCACCCGAAAAATAAAGGAGCATCCGAAGACACTCCTTTTGGTTATGGTATTAAGCTGCGTTAATGACAATGGCTTCTGCTGGACGCAGAATGTTGTGACCCATTGCATACTTAGCTAAGAACAAAGTGCCTTGACGTTCAGTCTGCCACTCCATCTCAGTTGCCAAGTCGAACAGCTTAACGGTTGCGATTGCATTCTTACCCATGATCAATGCAACACACTTACCAGCGTCAACACGATACTTAGCAGCAGCACCAGTCCACTCTGGATCAGAGTCAGACAATGCGCCACCAGTTGCATCGTTAGTTGCAGGTAGGTGGTTGGTCATCATTACAGGCAGGCCTGCAATAGTTGGGATCTGACCACTTGAGAATGAACCTACACCACCAACATCTTTGTTCATCCAGAACATTTTAGAAGTATCGGTAGTGTTGAACAGCGCGTAATACTGCTGCGGACGAAGGTAGATAGTCAGGCCTTCGGTAGAGATGTTCTTAGTAGCGAATTGTTCAACAGCTGCATAAATAGATGCAACAATCTTATCGCCTTTGATCTCATCACCAACAGCACCCAGGGTGAAGTTATCGGTAAAGGTCTCACCAGCGACAGGCTCAAGGCCAGCACTAACAGCTTGGGATTCGTTAGTAATAGATGCAGACTTAACAGCCATACGCAGGATGTTACGGTCCACCAATTCAGACAGACGAATACCACACTCTTTCGAGTAGATAGAACGTACGTCATAGTGCAGCATTGCTTCATCAACTTTATCGATGAACACTGGAGAGATAGCTAAGCCATCAATCGTTACGCGGCGCTTGGAGTGGGCAATCTTACCACCTTCGATCAATTGACCTGGGGTGTGGTATTGAGCGTTTGCAGTACCAATCATTGGGAATTCGGCAGAAGAACCATTCTGAATAGTGCGGACACGGTGCCGCTCCATCATTATGTTCTTAGCGTGAAATTCAGTAAGAACCTCACCTGCGAATAATGTTTGGAATAATGCGCGTTGCTCGCCAGAGAGGTTTTGTTGACCAGTAAAGGATACTGACTGGTCTAAAGGGAATGCCATAGAGGATGCTACCTATTATTATTTATTGGTATAACTATAAAGCCACGAAGGATTTCATGACCAAAAGGGATTCACTTGTTGTCGCACAAGTGTTAAGCGTGGTAGGTGTGAGCTACCCTAGAAGTTGGACATGGAACGTTGTAGTTTCAACTCTACAGAACGCCTAAACGCTGGGTCAGAATGGTATCGAGGGTCAGCAATGGCTTGTGAAAGCTGTGCAGTAGACTCAAATACCCCGCCATTAGTTGGAGCAGGCTTACCACTTACTTCGTTACCAGTCGGGGAACCAACGGCAGCAATGTATCGTGCTTTAAGGCCCTCAACCTGTAGAGAGAAGGAGTCAAAGTTACCGTCCTCAATAGTACGGTCAAATGCTTCAGCTTGTGCCTGAGTAAGGTTTTCTTGTGCCCACTCAATCACTTTTTCATATTGTTCTTTACTGCCTACAATTTTGTAAGCAGCCGAGACCACATCATCAACTTGCGCTTTAATGCCATCGAGGAACGCATCAAACAATTGCTCATCTTTGATGCCAAGCTCTTGTTGAATCTTGTTACGAGACTCCTCAGTGAGTGCCCCGTTATCTGCAAACTCCTCTGCATAATCAGAGAAATCAAAGTCATCGAGAGCCTGTTGCTCATCAATGTCATCAGCGTCCTCATCATCGGATTCTTCGGAATCTTCAGCTTCAGAATCTTCAGCTTCTTCGTCTTCATCGTCCTCCTCTGTGTTATCTTCCTGTGGCTGATCTGGAAGACCACCGGCTTTTAAACTCTGTTCGTTGAACCTTTGGATCAGCTCATCGACGCTATTAATGCCTTCAGGTAGTGTGAATTCTGGTGTCTCAGTATTCTCACTTTGAGCGACTGCACTTAGCATTGCTGCGTTATGTGCGGCTTCATCTGTAATCGAATCAGGGAGGCCTGTTGCTTGTGTTTGTTGTTCAGTACTCATGGTTTTATAATTTCCTTAAGAAGGCTGCAAAGGAGTCATCAGCTTGTGTTTCGCCAATGCCTAGGGATGTTCTTAGCCGCTTTCCTTTGAATGTAAAAATGGATTTACCTTCCTCTTGAGCACCTGTGTAGGCATCAAGCATTGGTGTGGCAGCTTCTTTATATGTATTGAGTTTAGATTTCTTTTTTCCGGGAGTGCCCACTGGCATGGCAGGATTCTGCATACCAGCAGCCATCGCTTGCTTCGTCATTCTCTCTAGGTCAAGTGCGGCCATTACTCACCTCCCATTGGGGACGGGGCTTGAGCGGCGACCTTAGCATCAGCTTGTATACCAGCCGAAGCCTGTTCCTGACCAAGTGAAGCTTCCTGTTCAGCAGCTTTATCTTCATCAGACTTCCACACACCCATAGTGTTGATACCAGCAGCATTCATGAGACGAGAGATTATCTCCTTCACATTTGCTTCTTGGATCCACAACTCTGGAGGTACAGCACCTGCCGAGGCAAAGAATGCTTGCCACTTACCCATGTCCTGACCACGACCCAAGCCATCAATACCGGTTACAATAGTAGGACGGATTTCAGGAGGAAGTACTGGGATACGCTTAGCAGTCTGTAGGTCATCCATTATTAAACGGACTAGAGGGAGTTGTAGCTCTTGAGACAAGACTGAATAGAGGCCACCCATCTGGGTCTCTAGTTCTTGTGCCATGTAGCGAATCTCTTCTGCTGTGACTCGATCACCATTACGTTGAATGGCAGAGTGCAGTAAGAACGATTGCTCTAGGCGCTGTTTAATGTCTTCGGCTGTACGCTGAGCAACTTGAAAGTCAGCATACTTGTTCATCTGTAACATTGAGATGTCTTGGGCGTTACCATAGACGGCACCACCATTAGGGGCATTCTGAATGTCAGAAAGACGAGTGGTTCCATTAGGGGCAACCATGACCAGGATTCGTGCTGCAGCTTTACTGCCTTCCACAATCGCTTTAGTCAGTTGCTCCAGGGAATGGAGGTCACCATAAAAGTCTTCAACGTAACCACGGCCATAGTCTTCACCATCGACAGCGGTCATACGTAGGGGTATATAAGGACACATCTTTTTAGGATAGGTCCGGCGAGATTCAGGGAGGATTATCCCACGAACCTCTTGATCAACAACCCATTTCCCCTCTGATAAGACACAACGTGTATACAGATCCCAAGCCTTCTCCTCTACACCAGGAGGCACACCCATATTAGACGTCTCTTGAGATCTGACAAGCGTCACAATCTCAGGACCAAGTGTGTCTGGTGATACTGTCTCATGCGTAATGACTTCTAGGATGGTTCCCATTGGGTCACGACGAACAACATAGCGATCAAGTCTGAACATTCGCATACGTTCAGCTTTACGAGGAAGGTAGAGCAAACAGTTACCGGCCACTAATAAGTGTAGGGCCGACTCGGCTAACGGGACACGCATTGCACGTTCATCCACGTTCTCGGAGACTGTTTGTTCAATGATACTTAACCCAGCATCAACTTTAGCCTTGTCTTCATTCAATGTTTCCAAGAGTTCCATTGAGGCAACTAGTCGAAAGAATGGTTCAGACGGTGGGAACAAAGCAGTGATTAGCTTGTTTGCTAAATGCTTTACCCCACGCGAGCCAACAGATTGGTAAGGTGTATCGAAAGGCGTGGCGCTGTTAGCACCACTCTCAGGGATTAGAGCGGGAATGGTAAGCTTTGCAACTTTCCGTGCTCTGTCTAAATAGGGTTGTCGGTCTTGCTTCATTTTCTCATAGCGAGAACCGATATTCATAATTTTCCTTAGTAGGCAGCTATGCCAATACGGCGCTTACGACCTGCAAGTGCAAGTGTCGCAGCTCCACCTTCGTCTGATTTGTTACCTTCAACGGCCTTTGGTGCAGCAGCAGGGGCCGCAACAGCAGCAGGGGCTTTGGTAGTGGATTTATCCTTGGATTTTACAGGGGCAACTACAGGTGTTTTAGTGGAGGGTGCATTGAGGATTTTCTTTCCGATAGCGACAGCGCCTTTAACAGCACCGACAACAAGTCCTACAGCGCCTTTACCGACAGCAAGTGCTGCCTTACCAGCAACCTTTAAACCTTTGCCTACAATCTCTACTGCCTTTTTACCAACGCCATAAGCAACGCCAGCAACCTTCTTAACAACTGCGCCAACCACTTTGGCACCTTTAACTACAGCACCACCAACTACTTTGGCACCTTTAACTACAGCACCACCAACTTTCTTGGC